GTTTTAGTACAAAACGAGCAAGCCGTCACCGACGGATACAAAGCCGCAAAGAATCAGGTGATTCGACGCAAAATAGCCGAAAAAGCGGGGGATTCTGAGTCGTTATTAGGCACGGTGTCGGACGCATCCGCTTATGCGATTGACAATATGGTGATGGATATTCTTGCGGTCGATCAAAGCGAAGGTTCTAGCTATAAGTCTGCCCGTATTAATTTACACAATAGTTTTTATGGTGAAGGCAGTTGGCAAAAGACGGTTGATTTTGGCAACGATTGGTTTACTCAGCGCAAATCACGCGCGATTAGTTTACCCATTGATATTAAAGGGGTTGAATCTGTGTTTGCCGATGTGGCTAAAAAAGGCAGTGGCGTTACACAAATTCTAGAAGCTGCTAAAAACGGCTAGTTGATTTAATCCATAAACCTCGCGTTGTGATAATGCGAGACAGCGCGTCGAGATGACGCTCTATTCCCTTTATGAAGGAGAAAGATTATGGCCGAGGGCTATAAACATGGCGTTAGCATCGTCGAGCTGAACGACGGGGTGCGCTCGTTAAGAACCGTTGAGACCAGTATCATCGGTATGGTCGTGACGGCTAACGATGCTGATCCTGATACATTTCCGCTCAATGAAACCGTGATGTGTATTGGTACAAGCCGATATATTGAACAGGCGGGTAAGACAGGCACGCTAGCAATGTCATTGGATGCGATTAAAGATCAATGCGAACCCATTATGTATGTGCATCGTGTACATGAGGATAAAGATCCGAAAGTTACTATCAGTAATGTGATCGGTGGCATTAAGAAAGGTAAGCGCGTCGGCTTGCAATCCCTGCTGATCAGTCGCAATAAATTCGGGCATAAATGCCGCATTATTGGCGCACCAGGGTGGGACAAATACCAACCTGTTGCCACAGAGTTGGGAATTATTGCTGAAAAGTTAAAAGCGTTTGCCTATGTCGGTGTCGATGAAACCATTGAAAAGCTGGAAGACGTAACAGGCTATCGAGCTAATTATGGCAATAAGCGCATGATGCTAATCTGGCCTGATTTTACAGGCTGGGATACGATCTCAAATGCTGAGATCAAGCTATCTGCCAGTGCTAGAGCATTAGGTTTACGCTCTAAAATTGATAATGATGTGGGCTGGCATAAAACCTTGTCGAATGTGGCTGTAAATGGTGTTGATGGTATTAGCCGCGATATTTATTTTGACGAATTAGCCGATAAAACGGATGCTTGGTATCTCAATAGCAAAGAGATTACCACCTTGATTCGACGGGATGGGTTTCGATTTTGGGGGTCACGCACTTGCTCGGATGATTCACTGTTTAGTTTTGAAAATTATACCCGTACAGGTGACATTCTTGCTGACACGATTGCGCTAGGAACATTCTGGGCAGTTGATAAGCCAATGAGCGTGCCATTGTTTAGAGATGTGGTGGATGCAGCAGAACTTAAAATGCGTGATCTCACGCAACGGGGTTACTTACTGGGCGGGGAAGTTTGGTTTGACGGTGATCTCAATCCACGGCATTTATTAAAAACAGGTAAAGGTGCGGTTGATTACAACTACACCCCCACACCGCCGTGGGAAGATATTACTTTTAATTCCCGCATTACCGATAAACATATCATTAATTTAATCAGCGGCATTGAGCGAGGCTAAAAATGTTACCGAAAAAAATAAAACAGTTTATTGCCCGCATCGATGGTGAAGGTTATCAAGGTGAAACGCAAGAAGTCACTATTCCGAAACTCACGCGCAAGATGGAGGAATACAGAGCAGGGGGAATGCTGGCTCCGATTGAAATTGACCTTGGGCTGGAGAAATTAACCTGCGAAATCACAATGGGCGCAAGTATGCCCGCCCTCACAGGTAAATTCGGCATCTGCAATACTGACGGTGTGAAGTTGCGATTAATGGCTTCAGCGCAATCTGATGACAGCTGCGACACGGAGGGCATTGAGATTGCGATGACAGGACGTTTTTCTGAAATTGACGGTGGGTCGTGGAAAGCAGGTGAAGACACAACGACAAAATACACTGTCGCTATTTCTACTTATAAGTATTTGTCCGAAGGTAAAACCATCTTAGATATTGATGTTAAGCGGCTGATTTACATTGCTAATGGCGTGGATTTATACGCTGAACATCGTAAAAATTTAGGCATGTCTTATTGATTATTTTATGCCTTTTATTTTACAAGCTGGCTTAGCTCGCAGGATTGTGAGCTAAGTCATTTTTACGTTTATTTTTTTTAGAGGAATAGCCTGTCGTGAGACACGCTATAGCAATATGAAAACAAAAAAAGTTTATTTTGATACAGGTTTTTTACTCGACAGCAAGCAAATCAAGGAAGTCACACTTGATGAGCCTAATCCCCGCGCGATGAAGGGGCTTAGTCGTATGAGTCTATTTCAAATGGACGATGAGGCGTTCCGCCGTTTAATTCCGCGTATTAGCCAACCCCTTATTACGCCGCAAATCTATAACACTTTACCCTTGTCTGATAGCCAGAAATTAATGAATACGGTGATCAGTTTTTTCGACGACAGTGGCGAGATGGACGAACATTACCCGATTGCGTAGAGGACGCATGGGCAGTGATTAATCGTGGAATTGGCCAGTGGCCACCCAGTGAAATGGATCACATGAGCCATGATGACTTGGTGCAATGGTACAAAACGGCTGTAAAAAATATTAAAGCTAAAAATGCTGCAATCGAAAAAGCCAACAGTGCAAAATAGAACAACGTAGGTGTCAGTGATGGATGTTAAATTACAAGTTATTTTGGATGCGGTTGATAAAATGACTGCACCTGTGAATAAGGCACTGGGAGCCACTCAACGTCTTTCACCTGCGCTCAGTAAAATTCGGTCTGAAATTTCACAATTGAATCAACTGCAAAGTGAGATTAATGGATTTAAACACCTGACCTTGCAAATGCAACAGACAGACCAACAGGTGAACCAATCTAACCGTGCTTTAATTAAATTAGAGCAGCAAATTCGGCATACGGATGTACCCACTCAAACGATGCTACGTACTCAAGAAAAATTGGAACGTTCGCATGTAAAATTATTACAGAAACAAGAAAGTCAGCAACAGTCCCATGATATTTATCAAAAAGAATTAACCCAATCAGGCATTAATATTAAGCAACTGGATGCCGCGGAAATAAAATTACAAGCAACACTAAAGAAAACGCAAACTGAACTCAAAAAACAGTCATCATCTTATGATCAAGCCCGGCAAACCTTTATTGAGTTAAATAAAACGCAGAAAAAACTGGATGGATTTAAGAAGCTTAGCAATCAATTAGAAAACACTCGCCTTGCTTTTAAGCACCAAGGTCAAGAAGTTGAACGACTGCAAAGGCGATTTAATGCAACTCGCAAACCCACCCAGCAATTAGCGCAACAATTACAAAAAGCGGCGGATACATTAGGACAGCTGGGACTTAAAGAAAAGCAGGCACAACAAGGGTTGCAGCAACTTAAGGTAGAGTTAAATAACGCGGGTGTATCAACGACCTCGCTCGGCAACGCTCAACAAACCCTAAAACAAAAAATTAACGCAGCCAACACAGCCTTACAGCGACAAACACAAATATTGCAACAAAATACCGCCCGACAAAATGCAATGGTTCAAGCACGTACGCGCATGGATCGTTCACTACAAACACTTTCTGATGTGTCGTTAATTGCGGGACCATCAATGCAAGTCGGGCGCGGAATGGTGCAAGGTGCAGCTGCACCTGTTCAAACCGCGATGTCGTTTGAAAAAGAAATGTCAAAAGTGGCGGCACTCACACGATTGAAAAAAACAGATACCAGCTATCAACGCCTTGAAGCGCAATCCAGAGAATTGGGTGCAACCACTTCATTCAAGGCGACCGAAGTGGCGCAAGGTCAGCAGTTTATGGCGATGGCGGGTTTTGATAATAAGCAAATTGAAGGAGCCATGGGCGGTGTGCTGGATTTAGCTAAAGCATCAGGTAAAGATTTAGCCCGCGTTGCTAATATATCGTCTAATATTTTATCGGGCTTTGGCTTAAAAGCTGAAGAAATGGGGCGTGTAGGGGATGTCTTAACTGCAACTTTTACACGGACGAATGTTGATTTAGGGATGCTTGGGTACAGTATGAAATATGCTGCACCCATTGCCAGAACATTAGGTGTTTCGCTTGAAGAAGCAGCGGCCATGTCAGGCTTGCTGGGCAATGTAGGTATTCAAGGCTCACAAGCGGGTACATCGATGCGAGGCATCTTTAATCGTTTAGCAGCTCAACCTAAGCCTGTTGCTAAGGCATTGAGTTCACTAAATATTAACGCAAAAGACAAAGATAATAATTTACGCCCTGTGATCGAAATATTGGGAGATGTTGCTAGGGCGACAGAAAATATGGGGACGGCAGAACGTGCCACGCATTTTAAAAATATTGCAGGCATGGAGGCAGGATCTGCCTTTGCTGAATTAGTGACGCAACAAGGCGCTGAATCAATCACAAAATTTGTAAAAGTGTTGGAGGACTCACAAGGTGAAGCCCGAAGAGTCGCGCAAACGATGGCAGACAACTTGGATGGTGATATGACAACACTGTCAAGTGCTTATCAGGACGCTCAGATCAGTATGGGTAATATTTTTCTGCCTACCTTAAGAGAGGTAGTGAAGTGGGTTACAGAAGCAACGCGCAGTGTAGGTGATTGGATTCAACGTAACCCAAAGTTAGTTGAAACATTAACAACAATCGCACTGGTAATCGGTAGCGTTATTGCTGCGATGGGTGGACTCTCTTTAGTGCTAGTGGCGGTACTGGGCCCGATTGCCATGATGCGTTACGCATTAAGAATGACAATGCTGCAACTTACCCCGATGAGTGCAGCAGTGGGGCGATTTAGTGCTAGCTTGACCCTGATGGCACGGAATGCCATTCCTATCGCCATTGCAGCCATGCGAGGTTTAAGTATTGCAATGTTAGCGAATCCTATTGGTCTCGCGGTGGCTGCAATGGTTGTTGGCGCAAGCTTATTGATTTACCACTGGGATAAAGTTAAAAGCTTCTTTAGTGGATTCTGGTCAGGCTTGTCGAGTCAATTTATTGAACCCTTTAGTCGATTAATACCGAGTATTTCAAATAGCTTTGCGGATGCGATTGCCCCGCTAAAAGCCGCTTTTGATCCTTTGATGCCAATGTTTGATTGGTTGTCAAGTCAATACCAAGCGGCTAAAAAAGCACTAGGTAATTTGTTTGGATCGGTCAGTGATTTAGGCAAAGCAGGTGATAATATTGGCTTAACATTGGGGCAGAAATTATTAAAATCGGTTACTGGTGCTGTATTTACAGCAATTAATTATTTAGCCAAGGGTATTAAGGTTATATCACCCTACATGCAAGCCTTTGTTTCTGGCTTTGCAAGTGGCATTGGCATTATTGCAAGCTCAATTGGCACATTAATCAGCTTTGCAGCAGAGGTTACGCAGGGTATTGCTTTATTTGTGCAGGATCTATGGAAATGGTCAGCGGGTATACGCGAAGCCTTCACCCCCTTGGGTTGGATTGGTGGGCAAATATCAACGCTACTGTCATGGTTGGGTAGTTTTACCTCCGTGTCAGATGACGCGAATCAAACCGCCCTTAGCTTTGCAAGTTCGCTGGGTGTGGTGGCTTCAGGGGTTGTTGGGTTTATGGCTATCAGCAAAGCGACCCAAGCGGTCATAATGCTCAGTCGCGCCTTGTGGGCGACGGTTGCCCCCATGCTGGGATTTGTAGCACGATTAGCGATTATGGCAACCGCTGCGGCAAGTATGGCCTTTGCTTCTTTGGCCAGTGGTTTTATGGTGGTTGCGCGGGCTATCGGGTTTATGAGCATGATGCTGGCAGCGAATCCGATTGTGTTAATTGTGAGTGCAATTGCGGGGGCTGCATACCTTATTTATAGTAATTGGGGGACGCTTAAAACATGGATGGCCAGTTTTTGGAATACTATAACGCCTGCTTTTTCGGTCGCTTGGGAATTAATTAAAACGCTATTTTCATGGTCGCCTTTGGGCTTAGTGATTACGCACTGGCAACCGCTAATGGATTGGTTTTCTACCCTGCCAGCTAAATTTTCCAACTTTGGCTCGATGCTGATGAAAGGTTTATCAGACGGCATTATGTCGGGTGTAAAAATGGTAAGAGACAAAGTAGTTGGGGTGGGAAAAAAGATTAAATCATGGTTCACGGGGGAAACTCAGATTAAGTCCCCAAGCCGTGTATTTATTCGATACGGTCAATATATTAACGAAGGCTTAGCGATTGGCTTGCAACAAAGCGAACAACTCCCCATTAAACAATCGATCAAAGTCGCAAAGATGCTACCCGAAGGCATATCAAAAGCAGCCAACGACAGCCGCATTACAAAGCCTACATTAAGGCTTGTTAAGAAATTTACTGCTGCAACCTTTGCAACCTTAATTGCAGGGGCAAGTAGCCTACCCATGACTGCGGCGGCTCAATCGCATCAGGCAGTTTTACCTTCTGGTACACAGCAATCGATTAATGCTATCTCGAACATCATGCCGCCCGAACAAATGCAGGCGATTGTGGAACAACAAGCCTTTATACAGGAAACAACTGAACAACAAGCAATACAAATACCTCCTGTACCAATGCAAAGCCATCAAGGTTTTACGGATCAATCGACCATTACCATTAACGTTAATATTGATGGCTCACAGGGTGAAATTGATGAATATCGTCTTGCGGCAATTATTCGACAAGAAATTGAAAGAGAGAAACGGGAGTCGGATTATCGTAGAAGAACCCAACAATTTGATGGGCATGGTTCATTATGATGTTAGCACTGGGTGGATTTATTTTTTCGGGGCAGACAGCGGCTTATCAGCATCTGAAGCGAAAAACAGGGCAACGTTGGGCGGGGAAAAATCGTGTTGGGCGACGGGCAATGCATCAACACCTTGGCCCTGCTAATGATGACTTTACTTTACCGGGCGTGCTATACCCTGAAACGGACGCTAAAGCCCCCTCAATTGAAATACTTAGAAATATGGCAGATGCAGGCGTGCCGTATATACTGGTATCAGGAGATGGCTGGGTGTTCGGTGAGTACATTATTATTGATGTTTCTGATGATCGTTCTTACCTTATGAAAGATGGCGCAGCTATGAAAATTGAATTTGATATGACTATTCGGCAGTATGAAAAATGAGTCAGTATCGATGCAAGCAATATGATGTGCTGGATTACATCTGCAAAAAGTATTATGGCAACGAAAAAGACTATACGGAAATGGTTTATGCCGCCAACCCTGGTCTGGCAGATCGTGGTTCCCACCTACCAATGGGGTTATTGATTGAACTACCTGATGTTACGTTTCAGTCTGAAAATAACGAAATTAACTTGTGGGATTAGGCAAAATTAATTATGAAACCCATTTATAGAGTTGTTGCCAATGATGCCGACATCACCGAGAAGATTAAACAAAACTTGCACTCCTTAAAAATTCGAGATGCAAGAGGTCATGAAGCAGATAGCTTAACCATTGAACTCACTGACCCTGAAAATAAAATGGCATGGCCAAAACGCAATCGAACGCTAAAAGTGTGGCTGGGCTATTTGCACCCTGACGGAAAAAAGGAATTATATTTTAAAGGCATCTTTGAAGTTGATGAAATAGAACACAGCGGCCCCCCTGATATGTTTATTATTAGAGCCAGAGGCAGTGATTTATTAGCCTTAAAATCAGACAAGCTAAAAGTGCAGAAAACGTTTAGCTGGCATGAACCCGACACCCACATTTGGCTCGGTGATATTATTGTTAAGATTGCAATCGCGCATGGTTTAAAACCCAAAGTGGCCAAGAAGTTTTTTACCAAAAAAATTAAGCACATCGATCAGACAGTTGAGTCAGATTTTCATTTTGTAACACGATTGGCAGAACGCTATGATGCAACCAGCAAAATCAATAACAAATCTCTGATATTTTTAGAAAAAGGCAAAGCGCAAACTGCCAGTGGTGCACCCATGCCTATGCTCAATATCAAGCGCACTGAAGCTGATCGACATCGGCATGTTAAAAAAGGGCGGTCTGAATATTCAGGCGTTAAAGCGCATTACCATAGCAATAAGAAAGCCAAGCTATTGGATGCACTTGTAGGTTCTGGCCCCAAAATCAAAACCCTTAAAAAAACCTATCCCGACAAAGTACAAGCCAAAGACGCTGCACAATCTGTTTTTGATGATTTAACCCGTGATAGTCAAACGTTGGAGATCACACTGGATCATGGCAAACCCCAAGCTGGCGCAGAATACACCATTATATTGAGTGGCTGGCGCAAAGAGATTGATCGAAACTGGACTAGCACAGAGGTCAATCATGACCTGACAGGTAGTCGTGGTTTATCCACGCGATTGCAGCTAGAGCTACCCCAAAAATAATAGTTTTTAACCTTAACGTCGTGATGACGTAGGAGTATGAAATGAACCAGAATAACCCTGATCTTAAGCAGCAGATTATTTATGATAAGCGTGAAGATAATCTCTATAAATTTAAACTAAAAGAAGATGTTGTGGTGGTAACAGATATTTATGGTTATACCTTTGCATCCGATTATCTACAACTCACTCCTGAAGGCAGGCTAACCCTAACGCGGAAATATGCGTGGAACGGCGTTACGGGTGCAAATGATACGGCTGAATCCATGCTGGCATCAGCACTGCACGATGGAATTTATCAACTTATCAAATTGAATGTATTGCCTCAAAAATACCGAAAACATGCGGATAGACTCATGCGCCTTGCTGCAATTGCACAAGATATGACAACAATAAAAGCATGGATCGCCTGGATTATTGTGCGTATCGCTGGATGGTGGTTCACCCGCAAATCAGCATCGAACTCATCATAATATCCAAGTAAAGAGCAAGAAAATTCAAGAACTGTTAATTAGCGATTATTAACGTAAAAAAGCACAGTACGTACTGTGCCTTTTTACTTCGTTGCTATACCGATAAATTATTACGTTAAAGGCTTTTTACGGTGCTCGACAAATTCATCATAATATTCTCGTCTTCGACTGGCGGTAATGGCATATACAATGCCCAGCGCAGGAATAAAGGGAAAATAGTCGGGCGCACCTTTCCAGAAAAAAGTGGCCAACAAAACCCCCAGTAATAAAAAGATCAAAATGACTGCATTGCGACTTACCATATAAAACTGCTTATTCATAATTCCCCCTTAGTTTCAACTAAAATCGCAAGTGGCTGACTCAACCGAATGACATCCAGCGTCAATTCATCTCCCAATTCGGGATGATTAGCACTGCCAAAAATTTCAGCAAACAAATTAACGGAAGGGTCATCTCCTGCTGCCAATAACGTGCCACTAGGGGATGTAAAAGCTGTAATACCCTCTAACACACCTGTTCGTGAAAATACACCTAAAGACACCCCATCTACCAATAATTCATAAGAATTAGCAGGTTTAATCGTTACTTTCATATTATGAAAAACCCCATATTATTTAATCAAGTTACTGTTTAATAAGGTTTTTATTTTAACATGCTCATAGAAAATACACATTAATAAATAAAAAATATAAGGGTAATTACATAAATTTATTTAAATAAATTGCACGCATATGGTATTGAACTCTTGGGCATTTAACTAATAGGATAAAAATGAAAGAAGAAACTTTATTTGTTTATACCGACTCCGTCGGCAATATCACTAAAAGACGGTTAGCCAGTCTTACGCAATTTAAAGCAAAAACGACTGACCACATCTACTTTAAAGGCTTTGATTTAGATGCAAGAGCTATGCGAACCTTTCGGGCAGATCGCATGCAGCCCTTCGAGGGTGATGTATCGGATGACTATTGGCAGAACCTTTTAATGGAATTACCCTCGTTAAAAAATGAACAAAACCCTGATAATAAATTAGAAGTATTATTTACAGGATTTCCGCGCCAAGACGTTAAACCCCACCTAGAATCTTTAGCCACTAAAGCGGATTTACTCGTTAGAAAAAGTTTTACATCCCGTTTAGGTATGTTGGTTTGTGGTAATAGAGCGGGGCCTAAAAAGATAGATAAAGCCCAACAGAAAGGTATTTATATACTTTCCGAAGAGGAATTTATCCGCTTTTTAGACACGGGTGAGGTTCCCGTAGCAAAAGAAAAAGCAAGCAAGAAAACCCCTACAGTGGCTGTCAAAACCAAAAAAACCGAGGCGCTTTCTATAACTCATCTAGATAAGCCGAAAAAATATTTTAGTCTATGGGCTTACCGTATTATCGAAGCGCACTGGGGAGCATTGGGCGTTAAAGTAATTTATCCTGTTGATGATAAAAAAACCCAAGTATTAAAAAGCACATGGCGACAAGAAAACCCCTCATTTATTCCGTTAAAGATATATTTCGATGAAAAAATAAAAGTAAAACGAAAAATATTAAAAGAGGATGAATATAAACAAGAGATTGACCAAGTATACGACCAGTATCCTACCGCCGAAGATCGAAAACAGAAGCTGGGATTGATATACGAGCGCATTAGTAAGCAAGTTTATGATTTTATAGAAAAGCAATATCCTAACTATGCGGATTACCTTGTATTAAAAACACAGTACACCACTCAAACGATTCAATACCAAACTTATGGCTACCAAAATCCACCGAATTATGATTTCCATGAAGGTGATATTTTTTATGCGACAACATCAAAAGAAAAAAACTATCTACAACTTATCCATTGCGATCAAGGCACACTAGAGGTTAATGATACGCATAACGAGAAAAGTGTCGGCTATCATATTAGCCCAGCACAATTAGCAGACTGGCTTAAAACAGGGGATTGCCCTCCAGACAAGTACCTCATAGATAAAAACCAAAGTTTCTCAGAAATTGCCAAACTCCAGATCTATACAGAGTAAAACCCTTATATACAATAGCAATCGTACAGTAATGTTTTATTAAAAAGATAAGAGTCTCTATTCAGAGATTCTTATCTTAATCTACTTTCATGACCTATCCGTTTTTCTTCACTATCACGACCCAGCCTGCTTGTCGCGCAATCGTTC